CGTACAAGGCTAACCATTCTCTCATGAATGTACCCATCTCAGGCTTACCTTTAAACGCTACAGAGTTATTAGCCAATGCTCTTTGCCCTTCATTCTCCCACCACTGTCCTGACTTGGCATGACGCATTTGGTCATCACCTAAGTTAGACAAAGAGATAAGAGCAGAACGTCTAACACCACCAACAACTACAACCTCCCCTATCTTACACATGATATCGTGACACTCTATAGGAAATAGTCTTCTACCTTTTGCACCCTCAAACTTCTGTATACAAAACTTAAACAAGTCTATGAGAGGAGCAGGTCCTGATGCTCTACCACCAAAAGTTTTTAGTCTAGCACCTGCAGGTCTTACCTCGGATACATCCCATGTAGGTATCTGTCCTGCATATAATAAAGATATTAACTCACGTAATGCTCTTGACCATCCGGGTCTACTATCAGCAACCTTTATAACAGTAGATGACTGCTCAAAGTGTTCGTTTACTACAGGTAGTTTATCTACATTCTCTCTTTCTACAGAGAAACCTACACCTGTGCCACACATAAGTATATACATACATTCATCAAAGCTACGTGGACTATCTACAGGTATGTAGCTACAATTATACCCTGCTACATGACACCTATCTAACGCTATACCTGCAGTCATTAATGCTCTCATGCTTGGCATAGTGCCAAGAGATACTATAGATTCATTTAGTTTCTCTTTGAGAGCTTTAGTAATCGTGTAGTTATAATTAGTTTTTAGATGGTTATCCATGTAACCTATATATCTATCCACAGTTTCTATCCAAGTCTCTCGTCTTTGCTCATCGTCTTTCCATCTTGCATATCTAGAAAGAGCTATAAAATTTTGATAATCAGTTGGTAAATAGTTTTGCATTTAGGTCTCCTCTGTTACTATCTTTATACTCTTAACTTTCACTCCTTCTATCTCGTGAAAAGTCTCATTGATGTATTCTTCCATCTCTTCGTCTACGTTGCCATCGGCAGGTACTGCATACTCTTCAGGGTCGATATACAGTGTCATCATAATTTTAACTCGCATCTTTTTCAACCACGTCTATCAGTTCTGTAAGATACCATTGTGCTTTCTTCAAATCTTCTACACCATTCTTGTATCTGTATCTCCAAAGATACTTCATGATGTTACCTTGTAGGTAATACTCAAACCCATTATCAGTCATAGCTCTAATAGCATCTATAGTTTCTATACCTGCTTTGTTATAGTGTGGTGGATGATTAACCATATCCATAGTTTGTTTATGGTCTGATTGTTCTTGTGCTTGTTTTTTTACACCTGATAAATATTTCACTTTTTGCTCCTTTGATTTTTCTTCTAGTTCTTTAAATTTCTTTTTCATATATTCTAAATGCCTCAATGTAATTTGCCTTCAGGTTTAAAGTTGACGTGTATAACATTACCACGTTCTTTAGGCTGAGTCAATCTCTCTATGCCTTGTGCTAGTTCTTCTTGTGATAAATATTTGTCAGCGAGTTGCTCAGTAGCTTCTCTAAATATTTTGTTCTCTTCCATCAAAGGAACAGAGGCACATATCTGTTTAGTAAAACTAAGCATAGAATAGAAATCATCATCGTCTAGTTTATTAGCTTTGTCCACTACCATCTTGAGAGTTACCTCTCCTGTCCACTTATTCTTTTTATCAAGGTGGGGTTTAACTACAATCATAAAATCATTCGTTTGTACATCATATTTATCCATATTTATCTCCTTATCTTTGTTGTTGAAAATCGTATGAACTTAGGGTGTTTGTTTTTACCTTTCTCTTTCAACCAATCTTCAGGTATTATTCTATCATAATATCTAAATCCATATCTAATACACCACTCTGCATATGTTGATTTAGCACCTTTACTAAGTTTTCTTTTGCTATTTTCAAACACAAATCTAATGTCTAAGTTTGGATGTTGCTTCTTAATCGCTAGATGTTTTCTTCTATCTAATGTTAAGAACCTGCCTTTAGTTTCTATTATAATCCCATTATATAATATAAAGTCAGGGGTATAGGTGCGATAACATAAATCTTCCCACTCTATTTTAATAGACTCATACGAAAACTTACACTTGTTTTCTTTTAAGTATGTGGAGAGCTTATGTTCTAAGCCACTCCTATACCCATGCTTTATTGCATCTCTGCGTACTTTGTGTGGAGACACTAGAGTAACCTTCTCCACCCTGTAAAAGGATTGAACTCGTATGAGTCATGAGAATATGAAACACCAAGAGCTTTCATCTCTTCTTTAACAGCTTCATCTGCTAACTTCTTAGCTTCCATAGCTTCTCTCAAACCCTTAGTTCTCATATCACGAAGGGTTTTCTTAGCTTCAGCTAACTCTTTTTCCATAGTCTCAATATCCTTTTGCAGGTCTTCTATCTTTTTAGAATCAGTCATTATTTTAAACTCCATATTTTACTCGCTTCATCTTTCATACCTGTCCACAACCAAGAGTCTAGGTTAGGATATGTAAGAGAAGCTATCTCATGCTTGTCATCACTGACAGACAAAAACTTTTGTATACCAAAAGCAACTTTAGTTAGTTGCTTCTTGTATGCAGATAAGTTTTTAAGTGTAAATACCTTGTGTTCTTTAGGACTTGCAAAGAACAGGTCTACACTACTCTTAGGATATGCCATAGAGTATAATGCCATCTGTCTTTTCTGTGCTTCAGTCGGTCTTGTAGGCATCCTTGTGGTTGTCTTCAAGTCAACTATCTTGTCAGCAAAGCGAAAGTCAATATATCCTATAATAGGCACAGGCAGGTCATCAATCTGAACTGATACTTTTTCTTGGTATGCTTCAAGATTATCATAGTTAAAGTTCTCATCAATGACTTTGCCAAAACCTTCCAACAACTTTTTCTCTTTAGCTGTCTTTATATCTCCTAAATCAACACCTGATTCAGCACACAGAGACATGAAGTGCATATCTAAATAGTTAAAGTCAAAGGTTTTCTTTTCATACTTGTTCGCTAAAGTGGCTTCAGTAGCAATACCTCTCACAGCACTAGCACCATTAGATGATTTAACACCAAACAAATACCTAGCAACCCACAAAGCATTATCATTAATGTATGTATTGATGCTACTAGGTGACAAGTAATTGATACCATGCACTGCGAAAGGATTGTTACTTAGCACTATGCGTTTTCCACTTCTATGAAGTTATCCTCTGCGTCAATGATATCACTAACTGCAGTGGACATATCTTCATCAATGGAGTTTTGAGAAGCCTGTTCATTCCACTCGGATACTATATACTGATTATAGTTCTCCACCCAAGCTAGGAAGTCTCCAAACATAACTTGGTCTTTCTCAGACAGGTCTATCTTCTCAGACAAGTTCAACGTGCTAGTAGGCAAATAGAACTTACTACCATTAGGTAGCTTTCTAGGTTCAGTAGCTAGAGCTATAGTATGCTGAACAGGTAAACACTTTTGCTTTGCAAGTTTTGTAAAGTTTACACCCACAGTTTTGAATGCTTCTCTATTATCTATCTCCCATATAAATGGGGTAGTCTCAAACTCAACGCTATTACCTTTTGCATCAACAGCATCGTGTAAGTCTACTAAACCAAACACTACACGCACACGTTTAATCTGCTTGATAAGGTCTTTAGTTTTATCAGGCAGAGCATCAAAGTCTTGTATCCAACCTGCAGGTTTACCACAGTTGAATCCACCTTGATTATCCTTCAGGTCTTTATTAAGAGTATCAGCCATGACAGTCTTATGATAAATACCCATAGGTTCTCCCTTTTTTGCAGACATATTCTTTACAAATCTTTTGTACATATATCTCTGCATGAAAGGTCTAATGGTTGCAGTCTTACCATACAAGACCTGACCTTCAGGGATGTCTAATTTATAAGTACCACCCTTTACTATAATCTCATCATCCTCTTCAATCGGAGCATGATTGATTTTAAATCTAGGTAGTTGTGGAGATTTCTTTTCCACTGTATTAGACTCATTTGCTATTCCCATAGCCTTTGCCATAGATTCATAATTGTTAGTGTCTATGGTCACTAAGTTTGCTTCTGTCATATATATTCTCCTTTCAGAAAGTTAAAATGTTTCATAGTTATATCAGCTAACATCTTTAGTGTCAAGCCAATTATCACCTATTTTTGCTTCTAATAATAAAGGCACATTGAAGTCTATTCTAAACTGTTGATTTATAATACTATTCATGTCTTCATTAATAGATTTTAAGATGAAAATAACTTTGTTAATCTCATCAGGGTGTACATCAATCACAATGGAATCATGCACTGTATTCACGATACAAGACTGAAGTAACTTTAATCTGTCTTCTATGTGTGTAAGAACTAATG